TTTATCTATGTCAACATATCCAATATAATATCCTTGTATTTTTTCTCCACATTCCTTACATACCCACATTTTCTCCTCCAATCTCTCCATTTCTCACTTTTTCCCAGAAGTTTTGATATTCTTTAGATTCAAGTACTTTTGTAGCTTCATCTGAAAATAAAAAATAATTCCCTAAATCATATCTTTCATTATCTAAATCATTTCCATAGTCCTGAGTTTTCTCAACTCTGGAATTATTTATATAAAAATATATTCCTTTAAATTTTCTCATAGGCTTCCTCCTTGAAATAATAGCTAAAACTAAAGCAGCAAACAATTCTTTGTCATCAACATGCACCAGCTTCCTCCAATCTCACAACACTATCATCAATTTCTCTCAGCCACATAACTTTAAAATCTTCAAATGCATTAACTACATCTGTTATCATAGATTTTAAAACTACTCCTATCATGTTTTTTTTGTGTGAGTTAATAGTTCCAAACATCATAATTACAAGAAACATAGTCCTCAGAAGTTCTAAATTATCTCCTGTTTCTTTGTGCTCACATTCAGTAAACACTTCATCTAAAATTTTAATAACATCTTTTTCAACATGATAATTAATCTGACTTTTAAATCTATCTACAATCTTATCTGATACTTTTATAGTTCTTGTCAAAATAGCTTTGTAATATCTATTTAGAACCATACCCTCTTTATCCCAAAATTCTCTGTTAATTTTTAGATATTTGTTTATAAGATAAATTAATGTAATTCCTTGCATATCTCCATCTTTATGAGTAACTCTTATTTTTCTCATAAAAATCACTCCTTTAACAAATAACCCAAATATTCATTTACTCTATATTCTTTTACTCTTTTTCCTAAACTCATTTTTTATCCTCCTCAACAGCTAATATATTTCCATAAATTTTAAAATTTACATTATCTCTCGCACAGATATAACTGACTAAATTTTTTGTTAATTCATCAACAGTTTTATCTTCAATTCTTACCACTTCTCCATTTTGTTCAAAAAATACACCATCTTTATTAATTTTTATATTCAGCATCAATTCCTCCTAAACAAGCCTTTAACATCATATAAGCATCTGCAACATCATCACTATCTGCTATTTTTCCTGTAAATTCATTGAATTTATTCATCATAAATTCTTTTTGTTCTTTTCTCTCAAGTGGCAAATTATCAAATTTATTTTTCCAAAACACTGCTGGGACTAATAATAAACCTATGTTTAATTTTTTTAGATTATATGTAAGCATTCCTCTTATCTCAGATAAAATAGATAATATACTAGAATTTAAGCCTAAATATACATCCTCAATAACAACTAAATCTATTGTTGCACCTTTTATCTTTTTTGAAGTTTCTAATACATTTACTATTTCATTAACAATCAAATATCCTCTTTCTCTAAAATCTTCTAGATCAGCTTTTATAGTTTTCCATCTTACAATTTTCCCTTTACAAGAATAAGCAATACCAACTGATCTACTAGCCAAATCTATACTTAGTACATTTATTTGATTTATATTAGAAGGAATATGAACTTGATTTCTAGGTTGTTTCACTAATCTATTTCTTTCTTTTAATTTTAGTTCAGTTTGAATTCTCTTCATTTTCTTTCTTTGAACTATATCTATACAGGTTCCTTTTCTAATTTGATTGAGAGTAGCCATCTGAATATTCTTAGTTTCAATAAACTCAATATCATAGCAGTAATTAGTTTTTTCTTTAAACAGATACTTAATAACATAAAATTCTTCATCGTTTTTATTTTTAAATCTTTTATCTACTATTTCATTAACATCTATTTTTTTTCCCATATTTTTACTCCAACAAAAATAATTTTTCTTTTACTTCAACTTTATATAGATTCATTGGTCTAATTTCTATATATTTCTCTATTAATCTTAATATTTCTTCGAATGGAAGTGTTGGAGTTTCTTTGCTATCTACTTTAAAAATACAGTAAATATCTTGTGCTAAATCTTTTAAAATTTCTTGTGGTTTTTCTTCTTTAAAATTCTTTTCTATTATTTTTTTTAATTGAATTAAATCCTTCAAAGGTATAGTTTTAAAATCTTTTTTACAACCATAAACATTGGCAATAGCTTCTACTGTTTTTTCAAATCCCTTTAAAGTTTTTTCTTTTTCAGGTAATTCTTTAATAAACTGTTCTAACTTTTCAATATATTGAATAGTTGCCCTTCTCACATATTTACTTTCTCTTAATAAAACTTGTTTAGCTTGATTAAGAGTTAAAATAAATAAAGGATATTCTTTTCCTCTATCATTTTTATAAGTTGACTCCAAAATTTTTTGGAGTGAGATTTCTTCCTCAAATTCATCACGAATTATATCTAATAAGGTATCATGCCGTAATTCTACATAACTTTCTCTTTTAATTTCAGCCTCTGTTAATGTCCTAGTTTCTTTTTTAATTTTATATTCTTCTTGTCTAAAAAGATTTATTTGCTCCAATAATTCTAAACTTGTCATCTCATTTTTATTTATCAATTCATTCATATATTTTCTCCTTTTATTTATATAAAGCTTCTTCATTTTTTCTATAAATTTTATATAATCTCCTTAATTGTTCTTGTGCTTCTGGTTTTAATTTATTAAAATACCACTTATGTTTTTTTACTAAACTTAATAATTCACTAGAAGTCTCTGCGAATAAACACATATAATAAAATTCTATTATTTGCATAATTTTCCTTTCTATACCAATACTTTATTTAATATATACTATATTAGTATAATTTCTTTATATATATGATTTAGGTTACCGTTCTAATTAAGACAAATTGAAGTGTTGGATTAGTTTTTTAATAAAGTTACTCTTAGGTTACTGTTTTGGTTACCATTCAACCTCGCATTTTATGGGAAAGGTTACCGAGTTACCGTATTTTTTCATTTTTTCTATATTATTTTAGGTATATAGTTAAATTTAATATATATACCTAAATATTTATCTGTCCTATGTTGATTTTTACGGTAACTCGGTAACACTCGCCATTTTATCGCAAGTTCAAGGGTAACCTTTACAGTAACCAACAGTAACCTTTTTTATTTTACATTGGTATTGTTAAATAAAAACAGTAACCTTAATCACTTTATTATTTTAAATTTAGCTATTTTATATGTTTTTGCTTCTCTTGTAAAACTGTCCTTAATCTTCTTAACTTCACTGTTTGAGATTATAAATTCTTCCTCTATAAGTTGTTTTCTTAAAGTTTTCATATCTAACAATTCAAGAGTAGAATTCGTTTTTCTTTTCTGCTCATCAATAGCTGTATAAAGAAGTTGAAATCTAGCCCAATGTTCGTTAGGAGTTGATACATAAAAACTTTCTAAATTTTCTATCCCGGCATCTTCAACTAATTTTAAGAGTTCAATAAAATTATCACTAGTTGTATACTCTTTTGAAAAATCTGTATTTAAAAAACTTACAAAATTACTTATAATTTTCATGTCTATCTTTAAAACTCTTGAGAGGGCTTTTAAACCTTTTAACAAACAATTTAGGTTATATAATTGCCTCTCATCTTTTACTTTGTCTAAAATCGTAATGTCAGCACTTATAACACCGTTTTCTAATCTATCCATTAAAGCACTTTTACCAAGTTTTTCTAAAATATCACTATTTTTAAGTTTTTTATAAATCTCAAAATCACCTTTATTCTTCTTTGTAAGACTTGTGCTTATCATTCTATTTTGAATACTCACATCACTTAACTTTGTTTCACCTGAGATAATAAGTGGAGTACACAAATGAAATTCAGCTAATTTATTTGTAGTATTTCCTTGATTGATAACCTTATTATCATAAACAGATCTAATTGTTGAGTATAAATCATTCATTTTTTCAAGTTGAAATTTACCAGTTATTTTAACTTCATCTATAGCCCAGGGCGTTATATTTGAGCAGCTACTAAAGCTTCTTATTTGGTGATTAGATAAAGTTGATAAACTTTTTATATTTTCCCTTCCACCAAATAAAATTCTTGAAATAAACTCAACATATTCAGTTTTTCCTATGCTTGTTGTCCCAGAAACTTCTAGGATAGGATAAGTTCCTTGAGTATGAAATCTACCTAATGCCCAGCAGATTCCTAACAAAGATTGATTTACATCACTTCTCATATGAATTAAATTTTTTTCAAGCCATTCTTTATCTTCTGTTGTCAAGGCTCCTATTTCAGAAATTTTTGTAATTTTTAAATCTCTTTTATCACAAACAACATCTGAATCTTCATCATAGTATTTATTATTTCTTATTCCGTAATACTCTATTTCCTCAATATATTTTTCCTGGTTCTCTTCTTTTAGCCAATCAATAAACTTTGGAATTGTTGATGGACTAGCTAAATACACTCCCATAGCTTCCGCAATTCCTTTTATAGATAAAAGATCAGATATTCTAGCTTTAAACTTTCTCTCTCTTCCATTATTTATAGCTTTACCTATTAAAAAATTTTCAGAAAAAGCTTCTACCTCAACTAAGAAATTACTAACTCTAACAGTTTCTTCTCCACCATAATAGATATATCCTCCATCATCAATTTTAAAACTCTTAAATCCAGTTTTTATTTGAGATGGATTATTTAGTAAATACTCATAAATTTTATCTTTTCCATTTTTCATTAAAACTTCATTAACATCTTTCTTTTTGTGAAAATGAGTCTTATAAAGTGGAATTAATAAATCTTTTAATTCATTTACTATTCTCTTTCTTGCTTCTACTCCAGCTTCATCATCATCTGTTGCAATAATAATTTTCTGAAATTTACTAAGCCAAGTTTTTTGTGTCTTTATACATTTAATATTTGTTGCTCCTGAGGGTAAAGAGACTGTATTTTCTACTCCAGCTTCTAAAGCACTAAGTAAATCTATTTCACCTTCAACAATAACTAAATAATCAAAATCTGTTATATTTTGCCAATTTAAAAGATAGTCTAAGCAACTACCTTTCTCACTCCATAGCTTTTTATCTAAACTTCTATATTTAATACCAACAACTGTCTCTCCATTAGTAATAGGTATCATCATACTTTCATGAGTACCCATTCTATAAAGTTTATTGATATTATTTTCGTTTTCTATACCTCTACTTTTTAGATAGTCAAGCCATTTCTTGTTTAATTTTTTTGAATTAAGTATTAATGAAGAGAAATCTAAAATAGGTTTCTCTTCTGTTTTTTCTTCAACTCCTGAAATATTTAATTCTTTTTGAATCTCTGAAAATTCACTTATATGTCCACTTTTTCCAGTAGCATGACACATATATTTCCCAGTATTTACGTTCACAGAAAAACAAGGATTATCTTTTTTAACTTTTTGGCAGACTGGACAGTAATCCAGTCTTGCCTCATCTCCATAATGCTTTATTTTCATTTTAATTCCCCTCCATTAAAACGGGAATTCTTCAGGTAATTCCTCATTCTTTTCTTCTGTTTTTTCTTCAGTATGATTATTGCTTGGTCTCTCAATAGGAGTTGCACTTTCAAATTTCTTTTTAAATCTTTCATATATTTCTGGATTCTTTTTATTTTGAATTTCATCAGCTGTTTTCTTACTCTGAATATCATAATATCCAATGATGTTATATCTTAAAAAATCTCCATTTAAACTAACTTCTACTATTACACCAATTTTTTTATCTGCAAGTGCTGGAATAAAAACTTTGTTTGGACTTTCTATTGGAATCAGGTCCTTATTTTTTAATTTACATAAGTAAGTTAATTTATTTAGTTTTTTTCTAGCATATTCATTTTCAGTTCCATCAGCTTTTCTAAAAAATTCAACTGGATAAAAATATTGTTCTTCATCAGTTTTTAAAACTAACTTAAGTCCTTGAGATTGAGAACCATTCTTTCCACTTATTATTAAAGCTTCCTCAATAGTGCAGTTATAAACTCCACTCTTATTTACTGTTTTACTACCTTCTTTAGTTTCTTCTCTTAAATCTTCTTCATTTTCTGTCCATAAATTCATCATATTTATTTCCTCCTATTATTAATTGAAATATTCATTTGATTTTTGTATTACATAGTTTAAGTCGTTAGGAATTCTTAATTCATCAAACATTCCTTTTGGACTTTTACAAGTATCATTACCATTGTTTTGAGTTCTAAAATAATAAACTCCATCTTCAATTTCTGTTGCTAAAACTATAGTGAATCTACCTTCCAATCCAACCTTATCATCAATTAATTTTCCTATAGTCTTTGCTTTCTTTCTTCCATCATCTGTAACTTCTATATGTTGTAAAAAGATTACATTTATGTCTTCTCTCATAGAATTAGCTTTATCAACTAAGTTATAGAAGTTTTGTCCTATCTCGGTAAATTTCTCATAACCTTTTTCTTTAGCTCTTCTCATAAATTCATTTGCCATGATATATTGAGAATCATCTATGATAATATTTTTAATTTCTTTTTCTTTATCTAAAGTACTTAAGATTTTCATAATTACTTCAGGTCTATCACTTATAAATCTATTTCCTTTTGGATTTTCTTTACTTCTTAAAGAATATCTTTTTTTAAATCCTTTGAATGGCAAAGGTTTATCAACAGCTTGAATAATAAATGTTTCCTTTTCATTTAAGTTTTCAATACTTGTAGATTTTCCTGTTCCACTTTCTCCAAGAACCATTATCATATTTGCCATAATCTTTCTCCTTACTTTATATTTAAACTATTCTTTTCTACTATATTTGCACCTTGCACATTTTCTCCAGCTTCAATAGCTTTCTTAATTTCAGTTTTTGAAATTTTTTCTTTTGTTTCTATCTCAATAAACTTTTTATCTATTAAGCTTTCATCATAGATATTTACTGATTTTGATTTTCTTAAACTTAGGTTTCCAAGTTCTGTTTCTATTTTAGTAATTCCCATCATTTCCATATTTCTAACTATGTATTCTTTTCTACTATTTATTTGATTAGAAATAGATTTTTTTAAAGCTTGAAGTCTTTTTATTTCTTCATCAACTCCATTTAACATTGCCTCAGAGTTTTTAAAAGATTTGATTATTCCTGCTCCTTTTGTTTGCAATTGTAATTTTAATTCTTGTTCTAAAATATCAATCACACCATCATCTTTAACTTCTCCAGTTTCTTCATCTATACAGCTTAAAAACAATTCATCTAAAGCTCTCATTTCACTTGTTATTTCATATAATTTCATTATTCTTCCTCCCATTCTAAATCGTTATAGGCATATCTAACTGCTCTATCTATAATTTCTTGTCTTGATAAGCCACTTTCTTCAACCATTTCATCTACATATTCAAGAGTAGAATTTCTAACTCTTATAACTTCTGTAGTTCTTCCACTTACTTTTATTTCTTTTTTCTTTGGTAAACTAACATAAATTCCTCCTTGATATTTTTTATTATTTATAGTAAAATCAAGGGTAAGTAGAGTTTACCTACCCTATTTGTTTTAAACATCTGTATTTGTTTGGTCACTTACTACAGATGTTTTTCTTTTGTATGCTGCTAATATGCTAGCTATTACCAATGCTAGTTTCTTCATAACTCTTCTCCTTTGTGCTTCATAAACCAAGATGTTTTTTCTTTTTTATAACTTATTCCATTTAGAAAATTTAACCAATGAGCTTTTATAATTAAGTAAGCTCCTCTCTCATTTTCTTCATTTTTCTTTTTGTAGATGCACCCAGGAACCTCATTAGCTCTAATTAAACTATAAACATCATCTTTGTTAAGTTCACCGTCAGATAAGGCTACTGCTTCATCTACTGTTATCTTGTAATTTGCCATAAATCCTCCTTTCAATTAACTCTTGTACATAATTGAGTAACAATGTCTTGACATTTATTTTCGTAAAATGGATAATTGTGGTATTTTTTATCATTCATTCTAAATATTATGAATTTTAGTTTAAGATTTACTTTGATTTCTGTATCAATAGAAAGAATTATACCCTTAATATTGTCACTTTCTAATAATTCAACCCAACCAAAGAATTCGTTTGTATCTTCATCTATAAAAGTACAAATTTTATGGTTTCTAAACGAGCTTTTTATATACCTATAATGATCATCTACTTCTACTTCTACCATTGAGAAATCCTCCTTTTTAAAATAAATCTCCAAAATCATATAACTCTACATATTTGTTATAAAACTTCCAATAGTATTGATTAACCATTTCACTTTATATTTAATTATGTCTTTTTTTGATGCTTCCATATATTCAAACATTTTCTCCCTCCCATATTTCTAATATTTCTATTATTTTCAGGACTCTATTAAAGTTAAGCCCTTGTAATTCTTTGTTGTTCCAGTATTTTTTTAGAATTGTGCAATGCAACATAATATCCTCCTTTTAATGTTTCATACCACTATAAAGTCTTTCTAAATTATCTAATGCTACATCTCTCATTTAATGTTTACTATCAATCAATACATCTTTGATATTCGAGTACCAAATTTCAGCTATTTTTTTATCCGAATAGTGGTTGTAGTTAATTCCTAAAAAGTCCATTTACATTTTTTGGCTTAATACTACAAGCCCGAATATTAATCTTGCTTCATGATTTTTAAAATATAAGTCTTCCATTTTTTCTCTTTTAAAAAATATCACTAACTATTACTTTTATTCTTTTAGCCGCTTTATAGGCTTCTTCTAAATCTTTAAAATCAAGAGATATAAAAGCTCTTCCAAATAGAATTGGGAAATCGTGGCAAAAACAAATATCTATGTTAGATTTAAAATTAACATTAACCACTACACTTTCAGAAATAAAGACATTCAGATAATCTATTTCAGATAAATCTTTAGTCGTTAAAGTATCATCTGTTTCATGCCCTTCACAAGCTATTCTGTAATCAAGATCTAAATCCTTTACTCTTTTAATAAATCTTTTTATCTTCTCAACTTTTAACTTATCCATATACTCTCCTTTTATTCACTTAAAAACACATTAATGAAATATTGTTGACCTTTACCAGTAACCTTTGGGGTTTTACTTATTCTTATAGATCCATCAGGATTAAGCACTGTTCTTTCTTTTATTTCAAACAATTCCATATCCATCGATTTTTGGGTTGGCATATTATAGCTTTCACCTTTTTGTTTGATTAAGAATCCATTTTCTCTCATATAATTAAACAATCTTTTTTGACCTGTATCGACTCCGTTCTGCTTAATCAATTTTGCTAGATCACCAATCAATATCGAAGATTGAGATGTTGCTACTGCATCGGCAAATATTACTTTTGGCTTATCTTCTTTTACTTTATTCTCAAGTAACTCAATCTTTTTTGTATAATCTTCTATCATATGAGATTGAATTTGATTAGCTCTTGCTAATATCATCTCTGGACTATTCCAAGCTTCTTCACACTTAATAAAATATTGTCTCGCTTGTTTTCCTTTTTCATTTCTTTGAAGCATTGAAATTTCTTTTGCCATATTCAATGTCATTAGATGGTCTTGTACTACTTTAACTCCTGAAATCCCACCACTTTCACTTTTTTGTGAAACTGGGATAAAATCAGTATTTTCGATAAATCCATATTCAGCCATTCTTTCAAACCATTGAGTATATGGAGTTTTTATCTCCAAAAACTTATGTAGTTCTCTACCATTTACTAATTGTTGTCCGTCTTTTACTTCAATTTTTATTAATTCATTCATATACTTACTCCTCCTTTTTTTCTAAACTTTAAGTGTAGTTAATTCTCAAAAAAAATTTCTTCAACAGATTTTTTATAATACTTTGCTATTTTTCTTTTAGTTTCATCTCTTGGTATTCTATAGTCATTTTCATAATTAGATAGAGCTGAAATAGTTATTCCAATAGCTTTTGCAACATCTTTTGATTTTTTCCCACCCCTTAATTTTTTTAATTTCTCTCCTATACTCATTAATTTCACCTCCTAACACAACTTTAAGTGTAGTTAATTCTCAAAAAAATAAAAATATTTTTTCTACACATCAAGTGTATCATAACTCAAAAATTTTGTCAACACCTTTTGTGTAAAAATATTCTTGACTTTTTACACGTATTGTATATAATAATGTTAAGAGGTGATTTATATGGCTGAAATCAAAGATAGAATTGTAAGTTTAAGAAATGAAAAAAATATAACGCAAAGTCAATTAGCAGAAGAATTAAACATATCTCCTAGTGCAATAGGGATGTATGAACAAGGTAGAAGAAAACCAAGTTATGAATTATTAGAAGAAATATGTGATTATTTTAATGTTGATATGGACTACTTAATGGGAAGAAGTGATATTAAAAATAGATATCAAGCAGGTTTAAAATATGATTGGGAAAATAAAAAAGAAGAAAAATCAAATTTGAATATAGATACTGTAAATACTGACTATATAATGATACCTTTATATGAAAGCATTTCAGCAGGATATGGAGCTAGTAATTCTGAATTTATAGAAATGATTCCAGTTTTTGGATTAAAGAAAAATGGAACAAC